TCTTTAAATGGATCAAATCTTGTTCCTGGTACTAAGAAGTTTGCAACACCTTTAAGAGCATCTCCTGCAACAGGTCCCCCAATTCGTCCAGCATCGTAAGCTAAACTTGGTGCTGAGGCTGATAAGATTGGGTTTTGTTTAATAAATGATCCAATTCTAAAACCTGCTCCTGTTCCTGGTTCAGCTTTTGCTGCAAATTCAGAAAGATTAGGAAATTTTTTTCCTCCTTCTTGTAACTTCAAACTAGCTTTAGGTGTCAATAAATCTTTTGCTCTACCAAAAAATCCTAACTTACCTGGTGTAGCGCCAAAAAATCTAGCTGCTCTCATACCTGCAGGTATAGCTCTAAGTGCATTTATACCCATTCCTATAAAAGGAAGAACTGCAACGTGATGTGATCTACCATCTGTTTTAGGATATCTTTTATCACCAACTAATCCAGTTCCAGTATTATCTTTCATACCGGTCATGATACCCTCTTTAATAGGGCCACCGTATTTAAACATTGGTCTATTTAATGGCTTCATAGCTTACCTAAATTTGCCGAATAGTCCGCCGATACCTAGTGCTGTGCTTAGAGCCGTTGAGAATGGACTAGGAGTTGCAGGGTCTTGGAATTGCGCTCCGGCAACACCTCCAGCAAGACCTGTAATTCCTGTTCCATATGTAGATAATCTTTGATAAGGCTCGTACGCTCCAGTTCTAGCAGCGTCCATATCTGCTTGTAATTGTGATTGAGTTAATCCTTGTCTAAATGCACCAAGCTGACCTAAGTTAGCAACATCTGCAGACTGACCTGCTCTTTGGAAATTAGACAATGCAAATTGATTTTGTAAATCTTGTGCTCTTCTAGCTGAAGCATCTTGAAAACCTGATTGTAATAGTTGTGCAGCTAATCCTGCTCTACCGGCTGTGGTGTCTGCCATATATTGACCTTGTAATGCACCTTGTCTACCACCACCAAACGCGCCTATACCTGCAGCTTGATCTGAAATTTGTTGCATACCACCCGCTCTTGATAAATCATATTGTCTTAATGTTTCATCAATAACACCAGATTGATATGGTGACATAAATGATGCAATAGATCCAGGCCCGGTCCCTGCTCCAGTACCCGTAAGTTGTTGTGCTTGTGTAAGATATGGTTGATAGCCACCAATACCTGCTGTTGCAAGATTAATTGCTTGTGTTTGTAAAGGATCTTCACCTGCAACAAAAGATCTACCTGTAAATTTTGTAGTATCAATGGGTACCGACGTCGTTGCCGTTAACTGTCGGGCGTAATCTTTTGCGGTATCTTTTAAATAATCTGGTAATGCCATTATGCTATCCTACTCTCCAATTGTTGTGCTTGATCGAACATTGCTTGTGCAGGATTTTCCATGCCCTGAGACTCTTCAGAGATCATACCACCTGCTTCTAGATTGTCCATCATATTTTGCATAACTTCAGCACCTTTATCAATATCTCCCTGACCTGCATTTCTTACAGCGTCCGCTGTAAATACAAATTCATTTTTGCTAAGTCTAGCTGGTACGTCATCAGCTCTTTCCTCAGCTCCTAGTGGTACAAAACCACCTTCTCTATAATCTTTTTCCATACCACCTAAGTCCATAAGACCACCTTCTGCTTTTCTGTTTCTTAAAGCATCATAAATCATTTTTGATTCAAAATCTTCTGGGCCACCCACATAGTCCTGGCTTGCTATAAACTCATCTGCACCTTTGCTACCTATTCGTAGTCTTTGAGTAATTAAATCTAAAGCACCTTCGTCAACAGAATTAACTGTATAAGT